CATTTATTCAAAATGGATATATTTATAATACTACAGCTAGCCCGAGAAATATAGCTAATCCTGCTAAGGTAGGAATTGCATAATATGTGAATTATATTTATTTGTAACATTTATTATAACTCGATTCAGACAGTCGGACTGCGAATGGAGCGATAATAGGTTTAAATTGTTAATAAATATAAGCTCGGATTGATGTGTGGAAGAGAAGATCTATAAACCCTAAGACCAATAAACCGTTCAAAACTAATGAACTATACTAATTGTCTTGGGATGGTAAGAGGTTTGATTCCACTTAATTTACTTGTAACATAAAAGCTGTTGATATTCCATTCTTGAAGATGTTCAGTCCAATAATTAGATAGGCATTTAACAAAACATTTGATACATGGGGTTTTGTCCCTGATAAGTTTAATACTGATCAGAAAATGGATAAAATGATGGACAACATATTAAAAGATATTTGTTTAACAAATCATCGTTTATATGTTCATACACCCGGTTTATGGTCAACATTAACTCCAACATAGAAATAGTGGACTAAGAAATAATGGACCTAAGATGTTTTGAGAGAGTTTAAAAATGAACACTCCAAATAAAATTCACCTTGGGAAGATTATATGTTCTATGATATAGAAGGTACTGTGTTATCTGGACACGGTATCCGAACAACATTGGGAAATACATTGAGGTCATTGGCATATGCCTTCTACTATATACAGTATCCGTATTAAGATAAGAAAAACAACACACTCATGCAGATTTCAACCCAACCTTGGGATGATGACAGATTTTTTGTGATGGCTTCTGGCGATGATTTAGTCATTGTAGGAGATCAAGATATATTAAATTAGATTAGGCTCAATGCTTTGAGTCTATCAGCAAGAAATAAGAGTGATTAAATAATTGTTGGTTTGGGTTAAGTGATTGAATAAATCCCATCCGCTGTAACAATATACAAATTCGATTTTTTGTCGAAAGTGTCATATTATAACGGTGAACGATGGAATTTATCACCTGACCCAAAGAAAATTCTTGAAAAGATGATTTATACAGGACAAAATGCGATATTGTATAATAGTATGTGGCTATACTATGATGTCATATATGAGAACTTGAAAAGATAGGAATTATCAATAAAATTAGAAGATATAGTTTTGGCGAGGAGGAATGCATGCAAACCGCCGGATTTCTCATCTAAAAAATTATAAAGTATCTATTATCGGATAAATTGCCATCAATAAAGTTAATATAAAATCTTAGAGGCTGATACAGAATCATTTGGTTATGAATTCAGCGATATTATTGAACAAGATCTAGCAATCTCATTTGGAACAATATTGGGTATAAGTTGGTATGGTTGCATTTAAGTAGGATCCTAAGGAAGTGTTATGCGCCCTAAGGGCAGTTGGTCAACTTGTAGCGAATTTATATGCAAGTAAAGAAACCAAAAACACCGAATAAACGCTCCAACCTAAAAACATCGTACCAGCCTGTTAAAGGACCCGGGGTAGCCTACACGAGGTAATAAACCCCCAGATCAAGGTCACGTTCGGGTAAACAGCCGATGGCTTATAAAACCAGAACTCCGACAAGTGGTTCGAAGAGTTAAAGGACATTGTCATAACTCTCTTCGAAAAAGGATATTTCTACCCAAAACCAACTAACTGCCATTGAGAGATTGTTAACCACGACCTTAAACAATTAACGCTTGCCAAATAAAAAGAAGCAGACTAAATAGTCAGGGCGAAAACGTGGTAAAATGCTCACAACTAACACCCCAAAGCAGTTAGCAGCTCCTAATTTAAAGTCTGGATAAGGATTCGTGCATGAAGCCTAAATGATTCCAGCACACAAAAATAATTTAGCGCGCCCCCCTTATAAGGGAGGCGAACTTGTTTAAGCAGGCTATAAACAAGTTCTGAGCGCATGGGATAAAATGACAGTCGCTAAACATTATCCAGGAAGATTTAATGCTTAGTATGTTGCCGGAATGAACGTATCGAGTTTGCCGACAATGACTTTTTCAGTATCTACTACTTTCTCAGAATGCAATTCACATGGCCATCCGAATCCTGAACCTTTGGGTACACATGACTATCTTTTAGTTATGTACAGTACCTCATAGACAGCTTTCTTTGGTACAGGTGATACAGGTGATATGACAAAGGCTGAGAAGTAGGGAGGATTGTTCTTGAAACAGTTTGGTCCAGGCTAAACTGATATAGGTACAATCGATAGGAATTGTTTTGTCCGGTCCACAACCGGATATACCATGAAGCAAACGTACGGATCGACATTTGACGGTTTTTCCGCAGGTGGATATGTTTGGTCAGGTAAAACAACTATGAATATTGTTGCCCCAGCAGCATGTATGGTAGGCTCATATTATAAGGGCACCATTGCATGGGGATAGATTCCACTGGATTCAAATCATGATGCAGATGGTCTAACGTTAGCAAATTTAATACACATAGCATCGGAAGTTGAGATTATGGATGCATAATTCGACTTGTAAACAGCTGTTATTAATAATGACTTAGTATACGATTCCCAGAATAATGAGGAATCTGCTAATGCTTCGGCAATGGTTGGTGAATTAGTCAACTATGTCATTTTATAACAACCTGTTTAAACGATTACAACTGATGGAGATAAAAACTTTTCGCTTTAGTGCAATTTCACAGGAAACGGTGTTTTATGGGGAAAGGCCTAAGACGCTTTTGCCAACAATCTCTTCAAGAAATTTGGAGGGAGTTAAGGGAAAGAATCTCCGATGCCTAGTATGTTATAGACTATCAATCCTCGAGATATGAATGATAGGAACCTTTCTACTGAGCCAAAATCATTTTGGTAAGGTGCGAAAGATTTACTGAGTTCAGGTTTCGAGTTTGCTAACAACAATAAGGATGCAATCCTGGCAGCTGGAAAGGTGGCTGCAGGACTCATGGCATAGAAACGTGAGTATATGCTTGCAACACATAAGCATGAGAAATGCTTAAGTGTTTAATATCCTTTTTCATTACCCATGGCAGATTATAATGATCTGTTAGATAAATTAGCGGAAATCTTGCTTAAAACGCAACAAATGAACCATTTATTCTGTTCGCCAGAGATAAAATAATTACTACATCTTTGTGTGACGGAAAAATTTAATGTTAATAAAAACATTACTTTGCCAGGATAAATGAATACAGGCCGCTATATTCCTAAAATTGTGGGTTTCGATGTAATAACCTACGCCGAGCTAATAGAAAATGATCCCAATCGAAAAGATTGTATTCCAGATTGTGAAACTGATTCAGAATCATCTGATTCCGAAAAAGGTTCGTAAACGGAATAGTAAGTTGATCTTTTGGAAGTTTCGGAGAAAAGCGTTGCACTCAAGAAAGTGTAAGCTGTGCCGGAAACAATGAAAACTAAATTAAAGAAGTGATTCGTCTTTCCTTTAATTTATTGAAGTCCCCTTGTATTGAAATCAAGGAAGAGTGAGATGGGTG